GTTATAGGCAAGTAGGTCACGGGCAATTGCCTGAACAATATTCTCCACAAGCTTACCCCCATAAGTGGTTTGTTTGCACCATACTTTTTTGATCTGGTCCATACCCCAGTAGGTTACATTCCAATCTTTAATATCTTGTGGTGTTTTTAATTCTCTGGCTTTTGGAAATGCTTGTTTCAACCTTTCCTTGTCAGATATATAGCTATAAAAGATTAACACTGGTTTGCCGTCTAGGTCTTCCACTATTTCTTTTGCAACATCAATCTTTTCATCATGTAGCAAGTGCCATTTTTTAGTTTCATCATACATTGCACCATTGGCAAATTGTAAAAGCTTATTTGATAGTGCTGCGGCGTTGATTGCTGTAATTTCTTTGTCGATTAGTTCCAATACTTGTTCTCTCTCAAAATCGCGATACTTCTGCAATACTGCTTTTGGCAATTCCACATATCTAATAATATCCAATCTCTCTGGTAAGTCCACATAATCTTCTGTCTTCATTGAAAAACAAATATCACCTATCTTGTTATGTAATTCCTTTACATAAAAGTCATCCCCTAATAACATGTCTCCTTTTTTCAAAGTGTAGTTGAATACCACATGACCATCTCTTTTACCAGGCTCAAAGTAGTTATCCCTATACTTTACAAAGTTGTCACCTAATCTTTGACCTCTGTCAATTAAAAACAATTGTGCCCATAGGTCTAGCATTCCATTAGGTGCTGGTGTACCCGTTAATCCTACTACACGCTTGATATATTTCCTAACAAGTCTCAAAGCTTTAAACCTCTGAGACTTATGAGACTTAAAACTTGACAGCTCATCTATTACCATCATATCGAAATTCCAGTTACTGCCTAACAAGGCTACTAGCCAAACTACATTCTCACGATTGATTATATAGATGTCTGCTGGTGTAGCCAAAGCTTTTCGTCTATCTTTTTCTAAACCAAGTATCTTGCTTACTCTTAGGTGGCCTAAACCATCCCACTTCGCAATTTCGTCTGTCCACACTGTCTCAGCTACTTTCTTTGGCGCTACTACTAACACCCTCTTGATTTGTTTCTCTTCAAATAGTTTCTTAATAGCAAATAGTGTTGCTACTGTCTTACCAAGGCCCATGTCTAGGAATGGCCCTACCTCAGGCAGTTCAATTATTTGCTGAGTCGTATGCTCTTGATATTTACGCGGGGTATATTTCATTTATCAATTGTTTTGCTTGTTCTTTTGAGTCTATCTTTTCACACCTGAAGCCTAACGCTTCAAATTTACGTTTCATTGCTGCTTGCAACGGTTTAAGTGGTTTACCAGGAGCCTTAGTCTCTACAAACACAATTATTGCTCCTGGCAACATTATTAATCTATCCATTACACCGCTTGTGCCTGGTGTTACGAACTTCAATGCCAAGCCTCCTCTTTTGTCAACTTGGTCTTTTAAATACTTTTCAATTTGCTTCTCAAGCATGATTTTTTGATTTTAGAGTGAAATAATAAAACCGCGCACGTTGCATAGGTTCGCATAACTTTTTAGGCTTTTTATATAAAGTATATTCTATTAGACTATTTTTTAAGAATAAACAGTCTAATTTCAATTTATTTCTTTTACTATTAAAAAACCTATGCAACTTATGCAAAATAGATGAAAAGCAATACAGACTAGTTTTCAAGTGCATAACTTTTGTGTTTTCACACAATGAAAAGTTATGCAGACGGGTTATGCAGCCTATGCAGCCTTGATTTCTGGTTTGCATAGCATTTTTAGTCTGCATAACCAGAAATACAACTACTAATATGTAAAACTTATGCACCACTAGTTTAAATTATTTGGTTTAATAGGTTTATTTTTAAAGTAACCACCAACATGTTGAGGGTAATTGCCAAAGCGTTGAATACTTTTACTTTTTGTCCAACCAGGTATTTTATCCATAGCCTGTTTAATTTGCTGCCATGCTACAAGAGTTATTAAACCTCTACCCTTAAAGATAATATCCCATATTTCATATTTGCATACTCTGTCACGTTCAACTAGTTCTAATAAATCTTGTGTGCCATAGTTATCTATGAAATCTTGTTTATCCCATAAACTCATCGTATACCAGTTTTTAGGTATTCGCATATTCAAAAAGTCTTCAAGCGGTTTTACCAAAGGGTTTTCCTGGGTATAGGCTTCTTGTATTTCCTTCGCTTCCACAGTCAACTCCTTGTCTAAATACAGTGGCTCATCATTGGCATACAGCTCAAATGCCTCCGCCCATATCTGGTCAATTGTTTCCTTCCCCATTCCGTGCACGTCGGCTAACGGCTCAGCCTCGAACGTGGCAACAGGCCAAAACCGTCTGTTACCTGTTTGGCTTTTCAAAAAGTCAGAAGTGTTGGTAGAAGCAAAGAACACGCATTGCCGCAAGCGCTGTTCAGTAGTATGACCGTAAGGCGACCGGTAGTTATCCATCCTGGCAGATATAAACCCTTTCACTCGTTCAACTTCAGCTTTAGCCATACCTGCTAATTCGCCAATCTCTATTATCCAAACGCCTTGTATTTGTTCATAGGCCTCTTTGCTAGCCAACATGTGCATATTAAAGGTATCAGAGAACCAGGCACCACCGAGCTTATCCCAAAGAGCTGACTTACCTTGACCTTCATCACCAACAAGCGTTAATACATAATCAAACTTAGTGCCTGGTTGCATTACGCGGGCTACACATGCTGCAAGCGACTTACGAGTCACCGTCTTAGTATATTCACAATCTTTAGCACCTAGATAGTCAATAAGCAATCGCTCTACTCTCTCTGTGCCGTCCCACTTCAGACTCTTAAGGTACGAGACAATAGGATGGAATGAATGCTTTTGGAGCACAACCAGCAAACCTTTAGCCAGCTTCGTACCAGTAGCAAGCTTATATACCTTCTCAATATAATTCTCAATATTGGCTAGGTCCTTATCAGTGATACTCGTCACCCCCTTAAGCCGCCTCCAAGGCAAGTCCCGCCTAAAGATGCCTTGTTGCTTAAACTCGTCAAAGGCAAGGTTGTCCTTAAAGGCAACATCGTGCTCCAGTATCATTGCTATATTATGAATAGTCCCTAGATAGTTACCTTTCCGGTCAACGTCCATATCTGCGAGCCAAGCAGTGTCAGTAGCCACTCCCACCCCAGCACCTTCGCCTTCGCCTTCGCCTTCAGCACCCCCCATGCCTAAAGGTATGTCGTCAAATGCTTCTTGTGCGGACTTGAGCTTCGCTTCACCCATTTGTTGCACCACCACTTTATCACCGCTAACGAAGTCACACATTGACAGATAGCTGGTCCTCTTATTTATTGGTATGTCATCTCCTGTATCGAGCAATCCATATTTATGCAGTCGTACCAGGTCAAAAGCGTTACATAGCTGACCAGAGGTAGGGTCTGTGGAGTGATGTGAGAACGAGTACTTGTCGTCATATACAATCACGCCTGCGGACGTGCTACCCTCTATATAGCTGTAACGCCCGTCACCAGCCTCTTCATAAACATCTGACAAGTACTTCTCAATAACCTCTGTGATGCTATAAGCCCTGTTAAAGGCTCCTATTAGTCCAGGCTTCTCAGTAGGTTCTCCCTGCTTCTTAGCCTCTTTGAGTACAATCTTATTTTCTCTTATGCCAATAGGCCACTCTGAGACGTCATGCCAATCGTGGTAGGTCTCAAGCACCGTGTCAGGGTTGAGCAAGTCACCGTCCTGTGTCCTGAAGTAATAAATAGCGTCCTTAGCCGTAGACGGCCAATACATAAGACGCTCAGGCTGGTAGCAAGTGTGGTCGAACATATCAATTCCTATGTCACCAGCCACTCTTCTCATAATGGCTACATACTCATCAGGAAATACTTCACGTGAGAGAGGTATGACAAGTCTGTACCTAGGTGCAGCCTCTGTGTGCTTGTGAGTACTGTACAAAGCTGCGGTGCAGCCATACTGCATGACAAACTTATCCCAGAAGTCAATTGTAGCCTCATCAGCGTCAAGCGTTAACATCGAGCGAGTCATTATGGCTGCAGCTGTCCGTCGGCCTCCACTGAGGTGCCCACCCACGAAACCACCAACGTCTTTAATATCATCTTGCATCTTGGACGATGCTTTGAGGTAAACTCCAATTGTCTCCGACGTGCGAGTCGTGTCACGTATCTTATCAAGGAATGCTTCCCAGGTAACTTGCTTATTTTGCCACCTGGTATCTCTCTTCGACCTGCCAGTGGCTATATTATATTTGTGCATTGGTTCTTTTCATTATTTAAGTCGAATATATTAGATAGTTTTCAGTTTTAAAAATTTATAGTCATAATCGCGTTTTAAGGCCTCATTTTCGCGATATTTTCTACTAGCTAAGTAGTAAGCCTTATAAGTAGCTTTTTAAGCCTTAAAATCGACCGTTCGAGACTTAATATCATCTCTTGTCGCTGCTTGTTAATTACACAGCTGGCAGATGTAGGGGTATCGCGTAGCTTTTGAACATCAACCTCAAGTTGACTAGTTAGGACATCGAGCTCCAGAGTTATCACGTCTACAGGCTTATTCACAGTCTCACCTTCGCCAGAGTGCTCTGTGCAAACAAAGCCACAAAGTCGCTCGTGTGCAGTTAGTATTCTATGACAACCAAATATAACACATTTATTCATTGTGGTACATTCTATTTGTGGTTATTAAGAAGGCCCCAAGCCAAGTAATGAATTTAAACAGTCGTTTCATGATTAATGTTTTAGTGTGAGTAATACAGTGAGTAGTGACTTTGCAAAGTCTTCATCCACAATTCCAATCTCTTGTTTTACAATACACAGAGTCAACTTAAAGCGTGTTTCCTGGTTTACAATTGCCGTATTTATATCCAAGGACAGTTGGTCAATATCAACAGAGTCAACCACTTTGAAGCAAACAGACAAAAGCTCCCCCAAGCGTAAACGGTTTTTTCTACGTATAAAATGTAGTTTGCGGTATTTGCGTGATTTCTTATTCATAGCTTTCTTTTTGTATTTTTATTGATGTCAAGAAGCTCAGAGTAAATAAGCACTAAAACTATAAGCATTATTATTTCCATCATGATATTGCATATTCATAAAGTTCATCAATACAAGCCTCTATAATTGCAAGAGACTTTGTTTTTATTTTCAATAGTCTCTCTGTGTCTTCAATAGTCATGCAATTATATGACTCACACGCAGCGATTGCGTTGAAGGCACTTGAGATAAGTTCAGGATTGCCAATCATGACCGTGTCATTTGCAATCTCTTGGGTTTCTTTTATTTCGTTATCCATCATATTGGTTGTTTTTGAGTATTTTAAAAGCTGTGCAAATATCTTCCATTGCGGTACGTGTAAAGCGAATACCAGTAACTCTCACTTTATTACGCAAGTGCTTGTGCCTAGCTGCGGGTCCCGTATCAGGTGCAACCAAACTTACTTCTACGAGATAGTCGTTTTGGTCAAGTGGATATTCTTTTACAAGTATTCGTCTGTTGTGTCTTCTGACTTCAACAGCATTTCCATAATTGGTTATTTTATTTTGTTTTATTTTCATTGTTTTATTTTGTATAATAGTTTGCAATAAATGTCTCAGCACCAAGTACAAGACCTTTTGCCCATGGTACTTCTTGACTTAACAAGGTAGTCAGTATGGTTTTGTCGGCTGCTGAATATTCAATAAGACTCTCAATGACTATCTCGTCATGCACGTGCATGGTAATATCATAACCCATCTCATCTACCTTAACAAGGTTATAGGCAAGTAGGTCACGGGCAATTGCCTGAACAATATTCTCCACAAGCTTACCCCCATAAGTGGTTTGTTTGCACCATACTTTTTTGATCTGGTCCATACCCCAGTAGGTTACATTCTTACCGTCATATTTGGCGTCAAGATATATAAGCGGTCGTCCAGATGGTAGTTGTATGTGCAAGTTACCATTTTTCATATAAAAGACACACTTGCCATTTACATTAGCTCTACCGCCAGTAGTTATAACTTGTATGGCTGCATCGTTGCACAATCGCCACAACCGCGGAATTGTAGGTGAAGCTTTACGCCATGCCACTTTAATAGACTCCATTTCATCTTCAGATAGGCCCATAGCTTCGCCACCCATTCGGACAAGTGCGCCTACGCCACCACCGTAGCCAAGAGCAAGCTCAGCTACCTTGCCACGTTGGCGAATATCCTTAGTAATACTATCTAATGGTATATTGAACATCTTTGAGGCGGAAGCTTCATATATCTTACCGTCACCTGCAAATACATCCATACGCCATTTCTCACCAGCCAACCAGGCAGTCACCCGCGCCTCAATTGCACTGAAGTCAGATACGACCAAAACCTTACCTGCATCTGGTATGAACGCTGAACGTATCAAGTTACTAAGCACCTTACCAACATCATCATAAGTTAAGTAAAGCACGTCACGTTTTCCGTTACGTACAAGAGTCCTGGCAAAGTCTAAGTCCTTGAGAGAGTTACGTACAAGGTTTTGGAGCTGAACATTACGTCCAGCCCATCGTCCTGTGCGGTTAGCTCCATAGTATTGGAATAACCCACGGACACGATTGTCAAGCCCTGCACTTACTCGCATAGCTTCAAACTTCTTGATAGAGGTACGGCTAAGCATCTTGCGGATAACAAGCAACTCCTCTACTTCTGTGCCTTTGACTTGTTTCTCTACCTCTTCAATTGACTCTTTGTTAAGTGACTTAATATCAACACCAATTGTGTCTAGTATATATTTCTTGATTTGAGCATCTGAGTTTGGGTTATCGATACCAGTCATTTCCTGAGCAAGACTTATAAGTCTATTGGTCTCAAGCTCGTCTGTACACAAAGCTTCAACGACAAGTTTCATATCTACCTTAACGCCACGTGTGTTAATCTTTTGGTCGAGTGCCCAAAGCTTGTCTTCGAATGGAATAGGTTTAAACCAGGATAATACACTTTTCCGTACAGCTTGTTCCGTAATAACGTCACCAGCACAATACTCTTTGAACTGTTCCCATTTGGCCGGGTCATGTTCAGGCAAATTGCGGGTACGCATACCGTTAGCTTTAGTTGGTTTACAAGGTAAACAGAAGTATTTGATAAGAGCTTTGCCAGCTGCGTCCTTTTGTTCAACAGTGCCCATGACTTTAGCTACCATGTCAAGACCGAAAGGATAACCAGCTTGTGCAGCTAATGCCTGTGTGCATGACCATTGAGAAGCATCTAGTACAACACAAAAATGGTTAGATATACAAGCAATTTCAAAGGCAGCATTGTAGGCTGTCTTTAATACCCGTGGGTCAAGCAATGCGTTCATGATTTCATTAGGAACAGCATCACCGTTTGCAAGGTCAAGAACTTCGCAGTATACACCGTCTACCATGTAGCCAAACAAGAGTATCTCAAAGTCTGGGCTTTCAGCATACTTGTGCACACCAGTCTTTTTCAAGTCAACACTTGAGAAGGTTTCAATATCTATAGCTAGTTCAAGCATCTTTTTATTTTAGCTTGGAGGTCAAATAATCTACCTATAACATTTGCTGATGCATCAAGCCCGTCATAGGCCAAATCATCGATTAGGCTTACGGCCTCGCGTAGCAAGTCTTGTTCATGTGTACCAGGCTTTGGTACTTCAATTGGCTCATATACCAATAGTATACTTGGACCAGGGGTAACATCAACAAAACTAACAGGTATGAGTTTGTTGTTAAAATCATTGGCAAAGCGCAAAGCACTTTCAATGTCTTGGAATTGTTTACTGTGTAACATCTTTGTTGTTTTAGTGGCCTTACCAGGAAGTCGAACCTGGTCACAATGCTATCAATAACAACAAAGAAATTTGCAATGTGTACCATAAAGGCCGTGTGCCAGTCTTTCCTGGCTGTCTTTGATTTACTAAGCGCTTACATAAGCGTTCAAGGCAATCACTAAAGGTTTACCATCCACCTGAATTTCAGATGTCTTGTTACCTCTTGTTGAAGCGACTACAATTGATTTCCCGCTTGCGCTAGGTTTTCTGTCTTTGTCCATTTCAATCTCGATTGTTAGGACGTTGTTTTTGATTGATGCTTTCATCATTTTTGAATTTAAAAGTGAGTAGCTGTGCAGGACTCGAACCTGGCGCACTCCATTAGGTTTCACAGCTTGCCAAATAGTTTACAACAAGTCGTCAGCGTCAGTTGCATCAATACCGTCAAAGGCATCGTCAACACTGATACCACCGCCTAAGGGCTCACCATCTTTGGTTTTCATAAAGTGGTTAAGGCCTACAGCCACACCACGAGTACCGTTGAAATTGTAGGGATAAAACGTCAAGTTCAAATACCCGTAACAACCGGAATACACTTCTGATTGGTTAAGGATTGGACTTCTGTTTGCATCCACAATACCAGGGCGCTGATTGGAGTTAGCGTTCAAAAACATGCTACCTTCATACTCAAGGTTTTCTGCACGCTCTTCATCACCATCTCTCAAAGGTGTTTTCAAGCCTGACATCTTACCACCAAATTTTGACTCTTTACCAGTCGCTTTGGCAGCCTCAATGGCAGCATTGATTTTCTTAATAGTTGCTTTATCCGTTTTTGGGATAATAGCTGAAGTAGAGTACTTTTTAGGGTCACCTTCCTTCATAGCCTCGGGCTCAAACAATCGGGCGTAGCTTAAGCGTACTGGGCCGATTGTGATGTTTGCTGGATTCTTTTCCATTTTGTTTATTGTTTTAAAGTGTTAACGTCCGTGTTTCATACGACTAAGAAGAGCTTCAAATGGGTCCATTAAAATGCCACACATTTTAGCTTTAAGTTCACTGCAAAAGCCTTTGCGTATCATATGGTCAAAGCTTGCCTCTGCACCAACAGCAACAATTGTGCAGTTGTTTGTTTTCTCTTTGTTGTCAAAGATGCTGACACAAAGAAGAGCAGCCACTTCAAAGTCTTGTCGTTCAGTTGTTTTTTGAGCTTCAGTGGCTTCAGCTTTTAGCAGCTCAGCAAGTTCTTTTGTTTTTGTCTCGATTTGTTTTTGACGGTCTGTCATGTTGTTAATTTTTTAATTGTTTATAATACTACAAATATAATATCTCATTTGCTTTGTTTTCACAGAGAGCGGCGTTATTCATTCGTTAATGAGACGTCGTCAAAAGCTGCAATAGTAGCCTCTAGACCATTAAGCTCCGGGCGCTTGTCATACTCTGGCACAAGTGTTGCAGCACCAGCTGGTTTAATAATATAAGTACCAGCCAATCTTGCTACCTCTGATTTACCGAGGTTCTTTTCAAGAGCACCTATGCCAATAAGCTTTGGTTCAGTCAAATATAAACCAGAGTCAATCTTAGCTTTCTTAAGAACTTTAATGATTGCGTCTGGATTGGCATACACGCGGTTACTTCTACCTGCTACCAGTTTAAAACCAGGCCACTTCTTTTGTCGCAAGGCAGCTTCAGTCAAGGCATAAGTCTGGATGCTAGTCAACCAGGTTTTAAAGTCTGCGGCCTTCTCAAGTATTTCAGCAATTGCCTCATCACTTAATTTGTTAGGGTCTTCAAAAGCATACTTAGCAAGGTCCATGTTGTAGTCAGCAAGTGCTTTACAAGTTGTCTTGGCTTTACACCATTGGCAATGCTTACCAGCTGTAAATTCACCTTGCCCGTCCCAGGCCATCTGCGCAGCGGGTATCACAACTGTTTCGCCCCAGGCTTGCAAGTCTTCAGCACTCATCTCATAGTTTGAAAAGTTATTGAGACGAGGTTGGTAGATGGTCATTGAGATTGTTTCAATGTCGTACATGAGTGAATACTTTTGAAGAGCACCAAGTGCGTACAACATAAGTTGCTTGTTTTCATGAGCGCTTACTTCAACACCTTTGCCATACTTCAAATCATTAATACAAAGCATGCCATCTGATATGATAACGCAATCCACAGTACCGAAGCCTTCTGGTACAAATTGAGTCATATCAATTTGCTCTTCTATGAAGATTGTGTAACCAGGCCTTTCAGATAACTTCTCTGTAATGAAGTCAACGTAGTCTACACAATGACCGTCAAGCTCAGAGTTATAAAAACTGTTGGCTTTGAGTATTCTGAGTTGTCTCTTGTACTCAACAGCGGGTAACAGCTTTAAGTGGTTCCGCAGGTAGAGTTCACTTAAAGCATGTGCAAAGGTACCCTCTTCAGCAGCTACATTAGTAGTGCTTGGATAAGTCTCTTCAAGCCGTGCACTTGGCGGACAAGCTAACCAGCGACTAGCACCAGATGGCGATAATAGAGCGTGCTTTCCCATTAGAGTTCAGTTAAGCCTTGATAGAATGAAACAAAATTACTCTCATCAAGAGTGCTTGCATTTTTTGCACCATGCTGTTGGAGCAAAGCTACAATTGCTGGTTGTTTACCTTCACCTACTTTTGCATTGATGAGTTCACGAATTTGAGTAAGTGTGACAGTAGCTTGCTCAACTGTTGGAGCTGGTGTCTTAGCTGCCGGTGTTTGTTTTGGTGCCGGCAGATTTGCTACTGGAGCTGGTTGCAAATGTCCACCATTGTTTGTAAGTCCTTGCACAAGTGCTTCAAGCACGGTGCTATCAACTGACTTAAGGTTAATGATTGGTGCTTTTTGTGACACGATAGCTTGTGTCAAATCGCGGATAACTTGTAGAGTGCTTTCACCAAGCTCAATTACTACAACGTTAGAGTTCTCTTCCACTGGAGGTGGGTTCTTTTTTGGAGCCATGATTGTTATTTTTTAAATTATTGAACGCTGCAATAAATGCCACAGCGTCGAGCATTGTGTCTTCTTTTGAACTATAAGCCAGACGACTGAGCTTAAGGGCAATCATGATTTTATACATGTCATCCTGGGTAATCTCCTTATTGCATAGTTCACTTGCAATGGATGCTGCTTTCGCCATGGAGGCAGGAAAGGGGCCATAAACCCTCTCCTTCTCCTCGGCTCTGTGGTTGACTATTTGGTCAGCCTCAAGTAAAATATTCATCTTACTTGGTTTTTTGAGCGCTTGCAGCTTTTTTAGTTGATGCAGCTGGTACCGGTGCAGCTTTTGTTTTGGTTGCGGCCACTGCTGCAGCCACTTCAGCTTTTGCAGCAGCCTTCTCAGCCGCTTCATTAGCCTTACGCTCAATTTGCGCCGGCAAGTTGTGCAACTTGTGCTTGCTGAAATACCATGAAACATTTGTCTTGATGAAACCATGTTTTTCAACGATTTCATTCACAGATAAACCCTCTTCAGCTTCTGCAATAACCGTCTCTTTTTGAGACAAGGGTTTCTCAGCTGGTTCCTCAGCTACTGGAGCTACTGGTGTTGCTGCTGCCTTCTTGGCTGCTGCTGTCTTCGGTGTTGGTGCGGCGGCAGCTGTTTCTTTTTTGGCTGCGGCGGCTTTTGTTGTTGCCATTTGTATTGGATTTTGAAAATTAAGAAATATGATTTTGCCGGATAAGGCATTGTATTTATTTGCGGTCTTGTTATAAAGAGCAAGTAGTTGTTTGTCAAGGGTCTCAACGACTGTCTCGAATAAGTCCTGGAGCCATTCCTGTAACTCTGCCAAGTGCTCCATTGGAGGAGGGTCAGTGAAATCACGCTTTTTGCGTTTGTATGTGTGTTGGTACATGATTTTTGTATTTGTTATTGATAATGTAAATATACGCCAAGCAATCGAATTATTTTACTGTTTTACTGTCATTAACGAGACTATAACATTTGACACCAGCTTTTGTCAACAAATCAAGTCCGGCACTATCCTTCCAAGCTTCTAGGTAATAGAACTCTTTAATTTCACACTGAATAATTAGTTTAGCACATTCCACACAACAACTCAACGTTGAGTACATTGTAGCGCCAGCTATTGACTCTGTGCTCTTTGCACATTTAGTGATTGCATTAGACTCAGCATGGATAACCTCTGCTTTGGTTTTCCCGTTTTCGTCCTTACAGTTGTTGTCAAAGTTGTGAGGTGTGCCATTATAGCCGGTTGATATGATACGACCATCTTTGACTACAATACAACCAACTTTTCTATCTTGGTCTTTTGAATGCTGAGCAATGGCTTCAGCTATGTTCAGGTATGTGTTATGCCAGTTCATTATTTTGCTATTGGTATTTTAATACGTGGATAGGGGTCATAGTTGTGTAAAGTGATATTTCCAAATAGGTCAACTGAATATATTGGTAAAGCTTTTAAGGACATAGACCTGTTCATATATTCATATAGCCCATCCTTGTGGTTCTCGTATATGTGTGCATCAACAATTCTATGTGAAATAATGTTTGGCATCAAATTGGTCCGTACCGCTACCCAAACAAGTAGATTGGTAAACAAGCAAATATCAAAGGGTACTCCGGCAAACATATCACCACTCCGTTGTACCACAAACATATTAAGCTTATTACCTTCAACATAAAACTGGAAGTATAAGTAACAAGGTGGTAGAGCCATCTCTTTTAGTTGCTGAGGGTTCCACAAAGATATAACGTGTCGTCTATGAAAAGGTGTTTCAATAATTGACTTGATAACAGCTTGGAGTTGATTACAAGCTGGGTCACCATTAAAGTTGATAAGTTGATACCCATAGACTGGCCCCAAATTACCTTTGTCATCAGCCCAAGCATCCCATATCTTAATACCTCTTTCATTGAATAGTTTGGTATTTGTGTGCCCGTTTATAAACCACTCAAATTCCGTATTCACAATATTAATATCCATTGACTTACCATTAAGTATTGGGTAGTACTTGTTCACAAGTACTCTGAAGCCTATGTCAAACATTGAGCGTGCTGGTGTATCTGTGCGGTTTGACCGCAATTCACCAAGTCGCCATATTGTATTGAGCGCTTCACGATATTGTATTTCGAAACTATACATTGGGAACCTCCTTTTGAAAGTCCCCATCAACCATTTTACCGGTACGCCCTTTGATAACATCATAAGCCGCTTCAATACACTCTTCAATAGTTGTACCTTGGTGATGAGCAAGAGAAGTGAGCACTACTACCATGTCACCAATTGCGTCAATGGCATTTGCTCTATTACCCCGTAGCACCGCTGCTGCCAATTCGCCAGCCTCTTCTAAAAGCTTGACGGTCTGGGTCTTAGAGTCACCATTGTCCAATATACCTTTATTTTTTGCCCAGGCACGTATGTCGCCAAAACGAGAATAGCTACATAGGATAAAGTGCTTATCCAGGAATGTTGGGTTTATAATATGGTTTTTATTGCCTACATCATTTGTCAAGCATCCATAATACTCACAAGTGTAAATTTTACCTTGTGTGAAACGCTGCTCGCCAGAAGAGTCTATAATTACTGTCTTTGTGCACATCCAATGTGTGCCTACTGTTGTTTCTGTGTTCATTGTATATATTTGTTTTTAAAGTGATTAATCAATTTCGCCATAAAAGTCTGCGTAGTCGTCTAGCATATCATCTACGTGGTTTTTGTCTACATAGTTTTCAATTGGTTGCTCATCACCATCAAAGGCTCTACCATCTGCTATGTTTATAATAGAGTCAATTTCAATCCAGGGCTCTTCTGGTGGTTGTTCCAAGGTGCCTCTAAAACTGGCTCCTTCAAAGTGGTATGATACTTCCCACTCTTCGCCATTGTTGTCTTCATATATTTGAGTGAAATTATTGTTTGGCATTTGCTATGATATTTATAGGGTCTTTTGATTTTATGTAGTCAATGAAGTCAGGTAAGTCAGTTGGGTTGTCACATCTGGCAGACCAGTTTGTAAAAGCATCCCAGAGTTCTAAGCCAAAGTCTTTAAGGTTATGCTCAATCGTGAATGATACGAGCTTTGCTTTATGCTTTGGGCCATAGCGGAAGTTGATAGTTTCATTAACCATTTAGCGCCTCCTTCAATTCAGCTTTTAGCTTTCTTGCAGCCTCACCTTTCCAGGTAGAAGCATTCGCCAAAAAGTAATTAATAATCGTGCGAGCGTTGTCCTGGTAATAGTGGTCGTTAATAGTCTCCAGGTTAAGCATTGCGCTTATGTACGGTACTGCTCCATAATAAGGCTTAGGCCAATTTAGTTTGATTTCTTTTGCTATCTGGTAGATAGGCCGAGTCTGTTTTTCCATGTTGTTATTTTTTAATTATTTGATAGTGTGAATATACGCCAACAAGTCGAATAGTTTTACTGTTTTACTGTCGTTAACGAAACAATAACTATTTGAAAGCTGAGTCACCAAGGCAAATAGGTTCTTTGGAATATGTCACCCGGGCGCGTTCATAAACAACACCGTATTTTGATGTCCACTTAATACACTTACAAGTACCTCTGGTACAAATGTGTTTTGTCTTGTCTGTGTTGGGTAATTCTACCTCTTTCCATTTATGTTTACTCATGGTTTTTTCTTTTCAATTTGATAGTTATATGCACGTGTTATTTTTAAGTACTCCTCCACTTTGGCTTGGTGGAATTGTAGAGCAGCTAATGCTACTTGGTATTGTTCGAGTGTGATTTTTTCCATTATGTTAAGTATTGCATGGCTTCAGCCATAGTTATGATTTTAATTGTGTGTTCATCCTGGTCTTTACATCCAACAGGTTTACCCGTTTTACGTGACCAGCTTTCTGTCGAGGTGTCTCCTGGTATTTCAGGGTTGACAAATATTGTTATTTTGGTTTTGTCAGCTGCCACTATGCGGCGCACCAAATTTCCATATAGTAATACTATGTCCCCTACTTTAGCGTCTTGTAAACTCATGGCTTCTTTATAAATTTTACTGTGACAATATTACCATCTAATACGTTCACCCAATTGTGTTCAACTAAAGTGTAAGCACGCCAAATTGTTGTATCGTAGACTATGCCTTGCTGCCCTCCATAAATAGGCTTATAGTTTGGTTTCTTGTTTATAATATCTCCAATCTCACACAAAGCAAGAAATACAACTACTGCAACTAACATAATGGGAAATAGATATTTGAGGGAATAGATTAGTGGTCTCATGGCAGTTTAATTTTAAGTTCCTCACCCGTTAAGGCAAAGTAAAGGTTTTGAAGTTCGTGGAGGTAAATAGTAGCTTTAACGGCTATAATCTTATCGTGGAACGTCATTATATAATACTTACTGCTTGGAATATCTATTGGATTCAACGGATTATACAACTTATATTCAGCAGATAAGTACCAACCACCTCTATCTCTACCAAACCCACATTTCAATAGTATATCTTCTGTGAGAGAGACGGGTTGATAACTATTGCAACCGTGTGAAATTGCAACAAAATCATCTAATGAAATTTTTGTTAATTGCCGTGGATTATGAGCATCAAAGTTATCTAAAACATAATTCCCAATTCTTAATTCATTTGATTTTATCATTGTTTCATAGTTTTTAGTCGTTCAACAATACGCTCATTAATCATTACTATATCTTTAGCACCTGGTAGCCAATCGTTAAATAGTTTTAGGTATTGCTCATATATTTTCCAGGCTTCAGAAAAGTCTGTGACATTATACCCACGAAATTTTGCCTCATGGTATAATTGTAAATAGCGTGTGAGTGTGTACTTGCCCTTGTCATAAAAGAAACGCACGTGACCAGTACCAAGCGTAAACTTTGTAGGCAGGTCTTTGAGGTTTGCTTTTGGCAGCATGTTAGGTATTCGCTTTATTTCACGTAGCTCAGCAAGCAAGTGTTGGCGACACAATTGCTTCGGTGGTATGCCTGCATTAATTCTTGTCATTGCTATTAATTTTAGTGAAACGGCTTAACATTGCTGGAGTTAATTCTACGTGCTTGCCTGTGTCTGCAATTTCAAGTGTGTAATAGGGGCCAAAAGTTCTTGAGCCTGGATACCACTTGGCATGGTCAATAGCTATAATAGTGTTGGTTGTACCTGTGACTGGGTTTTTAAATTTGTCACCTTTTTGATATGTTGTCATTGTTATTATTTTTTGTGAATGTACGCCAGCAAATCGAATTAGTTTTACTGTTTTACTCACATTAACGTGTCAATAACATTTTGAGCTTTGCTGCCACTCTTTGGTCCTTTTTCAGGATTTCAACTAGTAGAGAACTACTGGATATAGTTTTGGCAACAGACTCATCTTGAGCAACAAGTCTTAGAGCTTCTTTGAGCTGTGGGTCAACCTTGGCGTTTAATATGATTTTCATGCTTCAAAGGTAAAACAGTTTTACGATAATTAAAAATACTATTTTCATAATTACTTCAAACGCTTTTAAAGGCTATTTAGAGCTCCGTTTTCGCGATATAAGCTATTAGCTAAGCCTTACTACTTACGAGCCTATTTAAAGGCCTTAAATCGCGACATATTCAACCATTGCGTCAAAGCAAGGACATTCTTTAATACGCTCCCAGGCATCTACCTTACCATTCTTGTTTTTATCAGGACTTATATCTCTATGGCCCAATATCCTGGCTTTAGGGTGCTGCTCATGCCAATGCTGTAAAATAAGGAGTAGTGTGACCTTCTGTGCTGGAGTGCGGTTATCCACTGGCAGCAACTTACCTTTGTCCTTTATTGCCCCAGATTTAGCCACACCACCCTTATATGATATGTGCAATGAATTTGAATTGTGACCAGCTACCCCGTTTGCTACCAGGTCAGGATGTTGTAAGAGCCAGGCAGTGCCATCAGCATCAACGGTAACGTGGTAACCCGGGTTCTTCCAACCTTGTGCCTTAAACCCGGCAAAGAGGTCTTCATTGGTTTCATTTTGCCAACCAGCTGTGCAGTGCACAAATATATTATTGATTTGCCTTGTCGACTTGGTCAACATTGTTTCCAGATTGAATAGGTTTATCTTTGTTGCTTTCATTTTGTTTTGATTTGAAACGTTCACGTAAATACAATACCAGCTCTTTGCCGAATTGAAATATCAAGATAGCAAGCTCTAACCACTTACCATCTTGATATAACTCGGAGGCCTTAGTCTTTGCTTGCTGGAGTGTCATTGTTTGAATAGATTTCGCCGTTTGCAAGTAAAGCACCTAACACCTCAAGGCCAACAGTCATGCAGGCAACTATGAATAGTTGGTCTTCTGCCGTTATGTTCAATCTTGTTAATGCACCGGTTAAAATTCCACCGGCTTGTAAAAGGTAGATTGCTCTTTTAAGTCTACGATACCATCTTGGAGCAGGCTTGCTCAAGTTGTCTGTTGAAATTGTTGTGTTTGACATTGTTTATGTATTTTGAGGGTTTAAAAAATGAGGTTTAACTTTCTTGATTTCTTTGACTAAGCAATCCATCACGTTATTACAGCGTTCCATCACGCTATTGGTTGCTCGACTTTGTTTTTTGACTTCAGCCAACATAACACTATTCTCTTGTATAATTTGCTTAATTTCATCCCGGGTGGAAAAGATTTCATTGTCATACCTGGTACGTAATTCCTTCAATTCAATTTCATTTTGTTTCACGCGATTATCAAAGCGTTTCCACAAAGTATAGCTAATCCAACCAAGTAAGGCTGTTGGTACAGATAATTTGAGTAATTCTGTCAATAATGCTTCAGGCATGGCTATTTGTTTAAATTGTTAATAGTATCAAGTTTGTCCTGTAGCTTATTCAAGTTATTTGTTACCTCGGCTGTGTAAGTACTTAAACCAGCTTGCATTTGACTTAACTGCTCTTGTACCATCGCTGTGTACTGTTGCACTGTATAAGTAGTCTGCCTTGTGTTGGTAATTGTTTCTGTAACAATACCATTTTCTAGTGTAATTGTAATTGTTTCCATGTTTAGTTTGTTGTGGCTTTTATTATTGTGAACCTTAGTGGAGTAGCTTCTGTTATTGAGGCTGTTGATACATTTCTAATATTAATAGTCGCACTTCCAGCACCTGCTACGACAGATACATTCCAGGCGCCTCCGTTTGTAGCAGATATGTGCTGCACCAATACATAATCTGTTGCAGCAATGAATGAGTTTGTAAGGGTAAAGGTTACTAGAGCATTAGCTGCTTGAGCAGCACTGAACATTGTAATAGTCCCACACAGTTTGTTATTTGTAACACTTGTGGTTCTACTTGTAATTTGAGTGACTGTACCACCTGCACCTGTTGTATAGCCGATACCACCACCACTTGATAATACTTGCCCTGTTGTAGATATATCCCCGGTAGCTGCTGCCCAGGTAGTTCTTAGTGTGTTGTTGGTATAAACCCTAAAAGCTGCGCTGGCCTGGGTTCCTATTGATAACCCACCTGAGAGGTTTGTAGATGTGGCAACAAATGCACCATCCTGGAAATTCATACCACTTGTAGTAAACCCTGTTCCAAGTGTTCTAAATAATAACCCGTCTGCCGAAGCTGCTCCATTTCGCAAACCCATTTCAATGTACGAACCGGTTCCCGCGTCTGTGTTATTGATGATAAAGTTTTGTACACCAACTGTTGAACTCCCTACTTGAATATCACCACCTAATGGGTTTTGGTATAAAGCAGCTACGGCTCCATTGTTTCTTGCCTGCAGGCCGACCCCTGTACTATACTCGCCAAGCGCCAGATTTGTACTATTTGCTTCGCCACCGAAAGTTGCAGCATGAGTAGTGGAGGCCAAAGCAATATCAGTAGTTGATTTGAAAAAGCCAACACCATTCAAGGTAGTGCCTGTATTAATAGATGTAGGAGTAATTGCTCCCAAAGCAAGTGTTAAGCTTGGAGTAGCCCCTCCACTTGAACTGCCTGAAATACCATTAGCAGTAGACACACCAATAGAGGTCACTGTACCACTACCAGTACCTGCACCAATAGCTGTTCTAAAATCTGCAGCATTTAACCAGGTGAAAGAGTTATCAGCATTTGCTCTACCAAATGTGATGGCTCCAGGGTTTGTGCTCGTAAATATGTTTTGGCCAATTGTGGTTCCCCCTAAAGAAGTTCTCCCAGTTGCGGCAACCAAATCTGTTGCTCCACCATCCCATTTCAAACGGTCCGAGTGAGCTGTATTCCAATTTGTACTATTGTCTGTGATTATTGATGGTATACCTGTACCAGTCGTATTTTTCAAAAGTCCTGTTCCAAGACCTGCAAGGTTCGTGCCATTGAGCGCAACTACTGTCAAAGCTGTTGCTCCTGTTGCATCACCTGTATGTGTAGCATTTGTAACAAGTCCTGAATACAAGCTATTGATGGCGTTGTCTCCTGTATTGGTACCGGATAGAGAAGTATTACCAGTCAACGTTAGTGTTCTATCAGCGTCCCCAATATCTATTGCCATTGACCTGTGTGCCGTGGCTGTAGTATTGCTATTTCTCAATTCAAGATAATACGTACTTGGTATTGAGTAGTAATGTGTTTTTGTGAAGTAGCCATTTTGTTGACTAGTAGTTGACGCTGAAAGGTATCTCAAGTCAATAGCGGCCCTGGTCGTGTCTAATCTATACAAGGTTGTGTACAAGGTACTGTCCGATTTCAATAGATAGGCTGTTAGTGATGGTGTACGAACCACTGTTGTAGTGTCCCATTGTATTTGTTCATCTTGTCCAATAAGCCAGGTATTAGATACTTGTGCTCTTACGACAAAATTCAACAACAACAACAAAAATACAAATAATAATTTTTTCATGTCAATAATAATAAGTTACGTTAATAAAATCTCCAGCTACGGTTGTGCCAGCTGTTAGAGTTAACTCATTGGCTCCAGTCTCAGATACTTTAGTTCTTTTCACTAGGACACCTCTAACAGCCACATTCCAAGTACCAGAGATATAACCATGTGCAAGTGTTAATACACCGGAACCATCACTCGCAATATCTTCACTCACAAATGTTGAGGATGAGCTAGATGGCGCCAAGGCAGCATTTAAAGCGGCTTGCAAAGTTGCCAAAGACATACTAACAGGTACAGAAGCACCATTGTCAAATTTAACAGTTGTGTTAGAAGCGTCAATCTCTTCAAGGCGCAAAACACGATGAATGTTTAAACAAATATTGGTAAGTGTTGCATGCGTCACCTCAAGAAAATTTGCAGCATTGTCTGTAACAAAATTAGAGTACGTTGGATATGAAACTATAGTTGGAGCATTGTTTTCAAACAGTTCAGCACAAGGTGATATTTTGGCTTTTTCCAAATTAAGGATAAGTTCCATACCAGTATTATCATAGGTATACAATACAATGTCTGTATCTATATAACTATCAACTCCAGATATGGTAACTTTTATAATCATTAATCGTGTAGTATTGTTACGCCAGCTTGTGACAGTTTAGAAAGTAGTGTATATAGTTGAGTACTGGGCCCAGCAGCAGGTACTTGGCTTTGTACGTCCACAGAACCAGGGTTACTAAATTGGTCAACAGCATCAAAAGCACTTTTAATCAAATCATCAATTGTGTATTGAGTCAATCTATTACCAGACAGTTGAAAGAGAGTTGTGCTCAAAGCTCCCATTCTACCAAACAAATTGTTTTTAATGTTTTTCAGTTGATTGTTTTCACAGTTGAAGGTATCTAGCCTATATGGCAATTCACCTTCAAGAGTTTGAATTATTTGGTCTGATGCGTCAAGGTATATCTCTTCAGCCTGGTCCCAGAATAACATAGCTGTGAATTTCCTACCGGCTGTGTAAGCTTTTGTTTTTGTTATACCCGTACTTGTACCATTATCTACAGTTGCGTCACCCCAATAGTATCTATACTTTGAACTCACTACTGCATTTGCAAATTGAACCACTAAGTCTGTATTGCCTGTTGCTGTTTCAACTTCTACAATCAAGTGTCCTTCAAGTAAACCTGCATAAGTTAATCCTGGTGAAAACGTACCATATACAATTGATGAAGTTGTCATTAACACAATTTGATTATGTGTGTCTATTGCGAAGTAAGTGTTTTCATAATCAACTGCGCCAATCAGGTTTGAGCTATTCAAATAATCAACAAAGTTTTTTGCACCGCTAAAATACTTTTCAACAGCGTAGGAATATGGCAAGGGTTGTTCAAGCGACTCAATACTAAACCACTTTGATTCTGGAGCATCTCCTAAAACAATTGCAGGGTAAAAGTCAACAACCAAATCAGCCTCATTGATTTTCTCTCTTAAGGTTATATTCCCAGTAAGTAATGGGTTTTTCTCAATAGGTACTTGTTCAAGTTTGCTATCTTCTGTTCTTGTGAAATACTTGTGGTCAATGAATAAAGAGTCACATAGGAATACCTCTTCCAGGTTATCAAATCTGTGTACAGGTACAGGCTTGCTACCTACTCCAATTGACAATTGCCAATTTCTATATTTAACACCAGATAACAAGGTTGCGTTAAAGGTATCATCGTCATATACATTGAATTGACTATCTGGAGTTAGTTTGGTGAAAGCTGCATGAACACGTTGCCACATTTCAATATCTGTTTCCCAAAATATGCCATAAGCATTTTCACTATGCTTGTACCTTATCAGTATGGTATTTTCATGATTGGCTTTCACTTCAATAGGCTCCCCTGCAAAAGCATATCGACCGTCAGTTGCGGGAGAAGGTGGTAGTCTTAATATTTGAGGCATGTATTTACCCTCAGGCACATCATACAATAACATGGTAACAGTTCTGATATACACACCAGTACCTGAACCAATTTCTGCCCCAATAGTAGCTAAAGTTGATTTGACAGTATTTCCCTTCTCATCAATCAGGTAGAAGCCAAAAGCTGTTGTTAGTCCAGCCCCATAAAACTGTAGAACAATTTTATCGCCTTGCTGCCAGGGTTGGAAGTACTTAACTTTATCCACCCAACTTTTTAGGTTTCGGTAGAAAAAGTCATTGTCAAAACCTCTCTCATTTTGATTTGGCTGAAAGGAGTTATAAACAAAATACGGGTTAACCGCTTCATTCATGGCATCACTTTGCCAGTAGAACTTTATAGGGTTAATTTGTGGTATTTGAATAATGTTTAACATCGCTACGAATATAGTTGTAATTTTACAAAATGAAAAAAATTATTATCATTGCTTTGGCGGTGGCTAGCCTTGCAAGTTGTCAAAAAGCCAAGTTTAGAACATGCACTATAAATGGTATCTATACTGTAATAAGTGATAAGCCTCTCACCAAATCGGAAATGGCAGCATACGAGCAGGAGCTGCAAGAACAAAATACACCCGTAAATGGGCAAGCGGCAAAAGTTAAGTGTCATTAGATTAGATTGTTTAAGTCTGTTGATGGTGCACACAGTAGTTTATAAGTTTGTTTAGGTCTCATGACTGGCTCATCTTGCACCTCAAGTAGGAAACCAAAATATTCACGACCATCACTATCCTCAATTCTAATCTTGCCATATGGGTTACTTGTAAGTAGCGATAAAATATTTTGTGGTATGAGGCAATCAAATTCAAAAACTATAGGATAGAATAAGGGGCCATCTAGTGTTGGTAAAGCCACGTTGCCACGTTCATCAACACCGAAGCCTGCAATATCCCAAGCTAAGTATATTCCATCATCCTGGTTCTTGCTAGCTACTTTAAATTGCAATGTATCTTCTGGCAGTACTATTGGCAAATTCATTTGAGGGTACAATACGCTATTGATATAATTACCATGTGCATATATCCTCAATTTTGGTGACAAGAATAAATTGAAAGCAGCATCTGGAAAATTCAAGCCTTGAATAATTGAATACCCGCTTCTTTGAAGATTATAGTAGTCTTCGCCAGCACCTGGTAAACCGGTTGGTATTGTACCAGCTGGTGTGTCTTCTATGTCAAGCCAAAATACGTCATTATCAGCAGTAGCATCAGCCAATGTTTTACCGGTTAAATTGCCTCTTGTTAATTCAATACCATACATATCTGCTCGGTAGTCACTTCGGAGGTCTTTTTCTTGTGTTATACGTATGAGTGGGGATTGGTACTCCTGGGTTAAATTGAACTCATCTTTGCCATTCACTTCATCATACTTTACGTCTCTGTACCCTACAACGTATTTTGCAAACATCTCAGTTGTTAATGGATAGTGTTTGAATTTACTCACCACTCCTAAATCAAGTATCTGTGTAGCGTCATCAAATGCAAAAGACTTATCGTATATTGAAACAGTAGCACCAGGCTTATCATAAACAAGACAAGTATTACACATGGCATTAACTGACTTGTAATAGTCTGCTATACTTGTTTTCATAACAGCTTGTAGCAAGCCTCGCAAAGCATCTCCACAAGTAAGCAGCTTATTTTTATTGGTAGTGTCTAACAAGGTACTTGCAAAAGTTGTGGCTGGGTCTATTGCATATATAAGAGCTTCACCTACATTAAATGGTCGCAACGCTGGTATGTAAGATTGTTTGACTCTATTTGGCACTGATACATCAACCTCACACTTTACTAAGTGATATTTAACATCACCATTTGCACCAGTGTACCTGAACCAAAGCCAGATTTGTTCATCTGGGTCTAGTGTGATGTCAAAGTCAAAAGTGACTGTTTCACTAAGCGCTCCAAACCCTATTATTGTACCTCCTGTAGCTATGACGTATTTGGTAACAGCTGTGCCAACTGCAGAGCCTTTGTTTTTATAAAGGTACACGCTCATTTCACGAGAAGTTGCTACCATACTTTGATGGTCAATTGTTATAGACCCTTTTACAGTATAGTCATACGATGTTGTAGCGGACACATTACGCAAAAACCAATTATCTGCACTAAACAAAGTTATCCTGTCTGCATTTGCATAGTTTTGTGTTAACATTGCAGCATTTGGGCCAATAAAATCATTGCCTTTTGGGTTATTATCACCATTTGAGTACCCTTGTGTTTGGTACCATAATAACGTTGGAAAGTGTTCTCTTGTACAAAGCGCATAAGTCGGTGGGCTATTGTCAACAGGCTGTTCTAAACCAGTAAACTGGAAAAGAGCCAGGACAATAATGCCATCCATATTAACCCAAACTCTATTGGGGTTATCTGTGACAGATATTTCAATGTTTGTATTTTCTTTGGCTTTTAGCTTTGCCATGAAACCACCCTCCATTACTTCGCTGTTAACAAAGTCCTTTTCTCGGTTGTACCTGGAAAAGTCTATCTCCCCTTCATAATAAGTTTCATAATCCCAAACAGCCAATGTGCGATTAAACTTTTCAATCAACAAGTTGCATTTAGGCTCCGTGCCATAATTCACATATAAGTACCTTAGTATCTTGCCACCATCCTTTACAAATTTTAATGGCTCGGTGTATGTTTGGAATACGCCGTGATAAACAAAACCACGCTCCCACTTTAAACCCTGGTTGCGCCAACCTTTAGGCGCAAACTCAATTGGTGTTTTTGTGGTAGTTGTTTGTACAACGCCATTAGTGTCAACGTAATAGTAATACCAGGTAACGCCATCTAGGTACCTTAAGTAATATTTAAAATTTTTCCAGTTTGCCATTATCTAATATTTTTTCGGACGTGTAAAGTGTGGTTTGAAAAATCTATTATATCAACATTGGTTATAGACTTATTGTTTCTTGTCTCTTCAATCAACTCATCAATTTTTGCCATAAGCTGTGGCGTTTGTTTGTCATTTGTAGAAGACACATTGTTTGCAAACAAACTTATCAAGTTAGCCCCACGTAAAGCTGTTTCAGCATCAGGTTCAACTATGGTATGTTTTGGTAGATTAACAAGTGTTGGTACACTGTCAGTTATCCAGGGTTTTTTACCCGGCTCTGTTACAAGCTCTCTTTTACCACCGTCACCAACTATCGACCAACCACCCGCAGCGTCTCTTGTACCATCTTTATACTGTGGTAATGGTGTTGCAATAACCCTGGCGAGATTGGCTGCACCAGTTGCTCCAATACCTGCTGCCACTGCAATGTTGGCAAATGTCCAAGGCTTAGCTCCTAATGCACCCATAACAGCAACATAAGTACTACCAATAATATTTGCAACGTCAGAAGCTTTTTGGTCTTTAGCTTGTTTCCGTGCTGCCGCTTTCCTATCTCTGTCAATTTGTTTTTGTAGTGCTTCTTTTCTGGCATCGAGCTTTAGTAGTTCATTGTCCTGGTCTACCTTTGTTGTAAAGCTTGACATTATACGTTTCTTGTCTTCATCATAAGACTCGTTGAGCTTTTGCTCACGCTTATCAATTAACCCCATCTCATGAGCATATTGCGCATCAGCCAAACCCATTAGAATGGTCGTAGCTGTCTGCTCCATTTCCAGATACGTACCCAAGAAATACATTTTCTTTTCGAACAAATACTTTGACTCTTCTGTTGGTGGGGGGTACCGGTCTGTGTCATCAGCCATAGTGGCATAAGCATCTAGGTTTCCTTGTATTAGCTCAAGCTCTTCTTTAGCGGCTTGCTCGTTGAAATTCTTTATCCACTTCCACCTTTCTATTACCGCTTCAATTTCTTTTTGGTCATACTTTTTGATAAGTGCTAGATTTGCAGCTTTGAACTGTTCAGTGGTACCAAGTTGCTCTTTATTGTATTTCTCTATGATGGTAGCAATTGTTTTCAAGTTCTCATCATATAAGAACTGTTCAGCTTTCAATTCATTCTGTACTACTTTGGTATTGTACGCATTAAGCTTTCCACGGTCAAGCTTAGTCTGCATTTGAATCATTTTGTTTTGAATAGCAATATTGTGGAATTCAAGTTCTTTTAATTCCTTGGTCTCTTCTAGGTCAAGTAGGTTTTGCTTGTTTGCATAATAAGCTGCCAAGGCATCTTGTCTATCAAATAGTTCTTGTGCATATTTATCTGTTATTTCATTGTTCATTGCAATCTCGTGCATACCAGCTTTATTGTCAAGTAACAATAACCTTTGTTTGTAGTCATAGTATTCACCAAGTAGGTCATGCTTGTTTTTTGAAACCTTTTCGTCGCTTTCCGCAATTTGCTTGTTTATTTCCGCTTGCTTCTCAGCGTCTTCCTTCATGAGTTGATAGTTAGCCAGGAACTCTGCTTTCTTGGCATTTAGGTAAGCTGTTGGAGAGTCATCTTGTAAGTCAGCGGCACCTCTTGGAGTTCTAGTTGCTTTTGTTTCTTTCTCACGTGTTTTGTCAGATATTAGTTTCTCTTGGTCATCCAGGAACTGTCCAAGTAACCTAAGCTTCTCAGCTTGTTTTGACCGGAATGCAAATAGCTCTTCTTGTGCACGGTGTTTCTCTCTTTTCCTATACTCATCGGCTTCTTTGGCTGTGTATTGAAGGTCAGAGGTACCAAGTTCTGCCAAGCCGCCTTGTTTTGATGTTCTAGGCTTCCCACGATTAGTAGCTTCATCAGCATTTGCTTTTGACAAAGCTTTGATTAATAAAATCTCTTCATCCAAACCGTCTGCAAATACTTTTTGTATAGCTGCCTCAGCAGCCTTGGCTTTGGCAACAGCCACTATAGATGTTCGCAATTCATCATAGGAGCCTTTGGCTTCACCATTCAATATCGCTTCATCTTTAATATCCTTGAAGTAGTCTGGAAACATCTTTTGAAGTTTGTCTACAGCTTCTTGACGTTTTTCAATTGATATTGTCGTGTCTTGTGTTTTCTTGTAAAGTCTGTCTAAATTCCAAACTTCAAATGCAGATGCTTTACCAGCTTCTCCCATAGCATCACTTAATAATTTCTGGGCACCTGTTGCTTTCATGAGACCTGTGAACATAGCTGACAAACCTTCAATCACACCATTGAATATACCGGCTATACCAATACCTGGCAATATATAAGCCAAGTTTCTTAAATAGCTAAGTGCCTTGGTAGCACCCTTGCCAATAGTGCCGAAAGTAGTTTCGTTGGCAGTCGTATTAGCATTGATAATTTTTGTATTTTCAGTGATACCCTTGTTGAGCTCTTTGACCTTTGCAATACCAGCTACTGTTGAAATATCCACTGCATTTCTTTGAGCAATCAAAGCTTTGTTATCCGCAATAAGGATTGCAAGGGTAGAGGCTTGTTTTTCAAGTTCAACAGTATGTGCTTTCTCAGCAAGGGTTGCCCTGGTATTTACCTTGATACCTTCTGAGGCTGTTACTTGTGCCCTGAGTTGGGCTTTTTGTTTTGCATTGATAGCATCAGTAACTTTTAGTGTAGAGTCTTTAACCTTGTTATTTGTTATTGTTACCTTTTCATTCAATAGTGCTTGTGTCCTTTGGTGCTCAGCAAGTTGAGCGAGTCTTGAAGCATGCCTCGCCTCAGCAGCATGCAAAGCGTCATTAGCCGCTACCAATCTCTTGTAAGCCTCTTCAAGTTGTTGTCCATTGGCTGCAACTTCCTTCATCTTGCCAATTGTCTTAGCCCAGCCTAAATTTCCAGCATTAAGCTGTGCATCAAGCTTTGCACCTGCCTGGTTTATATCCGCTATTGACTGAACTACCTGGTCAAGGCCGGCTTTTAGTTTATCAATCTGTTTGACCGCGGCGTCCGTTATGAGGTCATTAACATCAACTGCCATGATTTTGTAATTTTAAAAGTGATTTGCAATGTTGCTTGTATTGCTTGATTAAAGCCACATATAATCCAAGTGTTAAAGAGTTTATGTCAATACTACACTTCAAACTAGCAATCATTATTGCAATAGTGTTCATGTAGTAATTGCCATCAATTACAGTGGCTTCTTGTTGCTCCTCTTCTCTTTGTAGAGTATTTGTTTGTAAGTCAATGTAGTCTCGTTTGTGGTTGGCTGTGAATAGTGCCACAATACGTTCCATATTCTTGCCGTTGTTTTCAGGTAAGTCGTACCCAAAGGCATAAAGTTGTTCAATAAGAGTTTCATGTGTTCCAATAGCAACAATCGAGTCAAGTAATACTCTTGCACGGCATACTTTGTTGTAACTTGTGGCAAATGATTTTACTTCTCTTGTTTCACTGTCATCCTCACCATTATTACACGCGTCATGATATTCTGCATAAAGCTTATCCCAGGCTTCTACAAGTTCTGCCTCTGTGGCTTCTCCTTGAGTAATTAATAAGGATAAATCTTTGGTATCAGTAATTTCAAGAAAAACCGTAAAAGGTAGTCTATTGATGTTCTGATATAATTTCAATGGGGGTAAATCCTCTGGCGTGGCAGACACTGAGTGGGGCAGCGACGAGTTTCTGGTCTTCGCTGTCAAGGTAGATTCCGTATGTTGTTCTTTCTTGGACTGCACGGTGGCTTATTTTGATTTTTAGAAATTCAAGTTGTCTTGTCAGTTCAGCCCTACGGCGTTCACACTCTATACATTGCAAATATATCACTTTGCTAACTTTGTTTTTAAACTATTTTCCAATACTGGCAAGAGCGTGTTTTTGCTGTATTGTTCGGTGGTTTTTGCAGTCATACCAAGTATTAGTGGGTATTTCTCTACAAGCATTGGTGCTTTTTCATCACGACTAAAAAACTCAAATTGTTTAGCTGTAACTTTCACATCTATTGCAGCCTGGAAAGCACCGGTATTATTTAAGTCTGGCACACCTCGACCAGGCTTAGCATTTCTTGCAAATTTCTTTTTGGCGTATGACTTGCTTTTATACCTTGGTAGTATTTTTAGGTTTATCGTGTTTCGGCCTTTCATTAGTTGCTCACGATTTTTTTCAATCATGGCTTCTTTGGTCAATTTGATAGCTTTGACAATCTCGGCATTTAAGTCGAAACGTTTTAACCTGTTGCTTAATTCGTAGACTGTCATAATAGCTGTTTAGAGCTCCGTTTTCGGCCTTTTAAGAGCTCTGTAAGCGTATCTACTTACAGAGCTCTTTTTTAGCCTTAAAACGAGCTATTTTTTAGTTGGAGCAACTTTGGCATCTCCGCTCGTTTCTGGAGTGTTGGCAATAGCGTAAAGTTCTTTTGCTTGTACCTCCGTTAATTTACCAGCAACTTGTTTTACAAAGTCTGCTTCTGTTTTCTTGGTGCCATCTTTAAACTGGCGAATGTTCTTGGCGTTGTAGCCTACCCCATTGTATTTGAGGTCTGTTGGATATTTGAATTTCATTTTGTTTGTTTTTGTGCAATATTATGGGAGCCACCTAGGTGACCCCCACATATCACGGATTATTTAATAGTGCTGTACTCTGTGTTCGCATAGCCAAGTACAAGAGCTGCTGTCAAGTCTGACACTTCGCCGATTGTGCCGTCCATATAGTCGCCTGCAGCCATGCCAACGTAGTCAGGGTCTGTAACGTCTAATTGTACATCAAAGGTTCCATTTCCAGAATCATACACAACAGACAAAATATCAATTGCTGCCTGGGTAGCTTGCACTTTCATATTATACAAAGAAGCTGTTGCCAATTCAGTTGCAAAGGTGTCACCAAGGTTTATCGCCCCATCAGCTGTTGTAAGCTGCAAGCGGATTAAACCAAGAACATTCTGTGTTTGGATGGTCACTTCGATGTTTTTCAAACCTGTCAAGATTTGTAAAAGGTCTACAGTCTTTGGAAACTGGTAGAATGCAGAAAGCTCATTGATTTGATTTGGGTTCTCCATACAAAAACCGATACCATACATGGAGGTAGCTCCACCAGTATTGATTTTCATATTTTTAACGTCAATCAACTCAAGGTCAAAACCACCTAAGCCAGTATTGTCCGTTCCACCGGCAACGCCCCAAAGTATACGATTTTTCGCGTCAACAAACAAGACGTCATAAGCCTCTTGCATTTGGTCGAAAGTATACAATGATTTGTGGTAAGCAAGTCCGCCATTTTTGTACATAAAGTACCAGGCATATTTGCCTTGACGAATTTTTGTTTTTCCGCCATAACCAAAGGTTTGCTCTGGATTGTCCTCGCTCTTGTCTTCCATGTCGACAAAACGTTTGATTGGGAAAATACGTAAAGCAATATTGTTATTGGCTATTGCTGCTGCCAAGGTTGCTTGGAATACAAGTAACTCTGTCTGTGTGAATACTTTGTCCTTTGGGATAAGAACAGCCCCCTCGATATTACCTGGGTCAAAGTAACAACTGTTTAAACCAGTATTACTTAAACCTCGAGTGCACAAGAGTTGTTTTAGTTTATTTGCCATTTTGTTTTATTTTGTTTTAATTTTATGAACATTGGGTTTTAAAATATGCCACGCTTCTCAGTGGGGCTTGACTGCTGAAGGATATATCATTTATTACAAGATAATTTCCTTCAGTGTATTTTGTTTGTCGAACTAGAGACTTTATGATAGTGTCGACTGGTGCAAAAGTTTGAACAACAGGTGTTTGCCCAAACAGTGTCATGGTATAACCATTAAGTATCTCAGTCTCTGGTGCTGTTCGTTCCATTTTGAATGTTAAGCCAACTGTAAACGAATGGAAGTTTGTATCAAAGTACTCTTGGCAATCATAGGTAGGAGTAAGTGTTTGAAGTACTTGTGAAGTGTGATGGATTATTATTCCGTTCAACACTTTGAAATAAAACTTTACACTTGCTGAACCAAAAGTTAATTCTGGCGTATAAAAACCATCTTGTAACCCTGATGTGTCAATAGTAGCTATCAAGTTAGCTGGCATAGTAGTAGCTGGCCCACCTGTTCCAGGGTCTAGCTCTGGTAAAAATGGACCAGGTAATGCTGGTGGAGCTTCTACATAATCATAATCAACAACTTCCACTGTTAAAGTAGAAGTGCCTAAACCAGATATGTCAACATGCTTGAATATTGTTATAGCTAGTAACTCTCTACCATTTGGACAAGGTGTATAATAACAAACAGGTTTAGGGTAGGCACACTCTTGCATGTTAACACGAAGAGTTATATTTTCAAGCAATCTCCCGTCAGAGCAATCTTCCAACAACCTTTCACCATTTTCCAAACCTATGTTAGGCCAGTCACGGGTAGAGTGTTTGAAGTTTTGGTTATAACCAGTAAAGAAGTAACTATCTGCAATGGCTTCACATAAAGCCTTGTAGATTGGAAACACAACTGCCAAATAACTGTTGTCATTCCTTGTTTGTTCCTGGTCTGTTTCACCTGATTTTACAGCTATGAGTATTTTCATATCCTCAACAAGCATTGTAACATCATCTTCTGGGGTTTCTCTCCAACCTCTAAGTAGTGCTATTAGTGGGAACTTATCATTTTGGGTATTTTTAAGCTCGTCATTGATAACCTTCCATGTACCAAACTTGTAGTTAACAGTATAACCAAGTGTTGTTGACACTTGAGCTACAAGCTCGCTAAACATATCTGGTATTGAAGCTGGATTAAACATTGAATATATTTATTGTTTGAAAGTATTTGCGATTGCCATAATTAACCATATCACCATACACACCTGTGTAGTCTGGATAGTCTGCACTGTTCTGGGTAAGGAAGTCATCCAATATCCAGTTCATAGCTACCATATCATTCCAGGCTCTAACTACTTTACCTCTTACTGTTATAGCTTGGCTGTTCTCTGTTAATACCACACGCTCTCCAGACCCACTGCTGTATGACTGTCGCTCTTTTTGCCACTTGCAATAAACATACATGGCGATAGGGTTAAGGTCAACAGCATTTCTAAAACCTGGCCATTTGTTAAGACGACCATATTTGTCTGTGAACTCTGCACCTGAATACAAGGCTGCCCATACACCAGTTGGTGGAGTAGCTATAACCATTGCAGCGTCAAAGTCTTTTGCCGTTTTGTACCCTAATACTTCAGTCAAGAACTCTGCTTCATAATCGTCTATGAATTTGGCAAAGTCAACACCTTCTGGGTTTGCTGCACCTACCGCGTTGGTAGGTGCAACATTAGCCAGTTTGTATTTAGCATCAAAATCTGTGTGGAGAGTGATTGACATTATTTAGAGTTGAAACGTGAAAATTGAAGTGCTATATATCCGCAGTGTTTGAGTACCACTTGGTATAAGCCTCAGTCGCTGATAGAATACCCGCATTCCCTGGTTATATACTGGTGTTGACGCATAAGATGTGACCAGTTTAGGTGACCCGGGCCTAGAGACCATCTTATATTGTGTTGCAGTGGTAGAAGGAGTGAATGTTAATGTATCACAGTTTAAACCATCTGTACCATAAGCCCCAGTCATTTTAAACCAGGTATACCCGTTAAATGAACCTTCCCATACTGCGCTTACAGCTGCTGGAGTACCGGTTAACGACTTTGCCCAAAAGCTTATCGTGTAGTTTCCTTTGTCCAGGCTATTGAAAGCGCTTGCTCTTGTTACCATATACTTTACAGTAGTATTTGTCAAGGTATCAAAAGCTTGGGTGGTAACAGTGCTGTCAATAGTTCCATTGACACTGGTTGTCTTGTACAACTGAATACCGGTTTGACCACGAAGGTCGTTACAAGAAAATGCTAGTACTGTAAATAGGGCCAGTACACCCATCATGATTTTTTTCATTTTACTTTTTTGTTTGTTTTTTTTGTGATTGTTTTTGTGTTTCTTTTGTTGGCACGGGAGCGTCTTCTACTGGAGCGTCTTCTACTGGAGCGTCTACTACTGGAGCGTCTACTACTGGAGCGTCTTCGCCAATCTCTGTAGCCCAACCATTAGCCAACATTTTGTCAGCTATATGGTCGGCAACAGTTATAACAGTTGGCTCTTTGTAGTAGCGGGCTTGTGCCGTTGTTTTTACTGTTTTCATGATACTTAAATCACCGGAGCTGCGATGGCAGTTTTGATGTTTGCAAATGTATCATAAATAAAGGCACCAGCATTATTCTCACTATGGAATGAGTGAATACGCATCTCAGCAATAACCGTGATAAGGTTCTTAGTGAAATCATCATTCTCCCAACCCCACATGATTGTAAAGTCTTGATAAATCAATACTTTGAACAAATCAAGGATAGCACCCTGCACATACCCAATTGGGATGTTGTTATCTTCAACAACAATGGCTCCACCAATTGTCTTACCGTCAGCAGTGCTGAAAGGAGGCAATGTGTATTGACCTTGTGAGTTTGCTTTTGACATGTCCATATTGGCATTGTCAACCGGTGAAACAAATACTGTGATAACTCCTTTGAAGTTACCGGTACGCAACTGTGCAACAATTGAACGGATAGCATCGAAGTTGTTTGGATTAGCAGTCTCCAAACCAGTTTGTGAAAACGGTACAGAGATTGTTTGGATACCAGCTGGAACAGTTGTAGATAATACACCTGTCATCAACGTGCTATTCAACACATCCATTAACTTGTAGCGAAGCTCTTCCAAAATGAATGACTCCATTCCATCAATATCATCCAAGATTTCAGTTGAAGCTTTTAAGCTTGCAGCAATTTTCTTGGCGTTACTGATTTCAGTAGCTAATTCAAAATCAACTCCTGGCTTGGAGATACCTTCACCAATGAAAGCAGCTGCTCCATCAGGATTCTTTTTGTTAACCCATACAAACGCTGCTGACTTGGTACGGCCTTTTTTGATGTAGTCCCAGAAAGTAGGCACTACTCTTACAAGGTCGTTCAACCCAGCCATGAACTCAGGCTTAGGCAAGTAAGCTGAACCACCAAGGTTTGACCCAACAGTCATTGTAGCCGCAGCACGAACATCCAAATTGAATGGCTTCAAATCTGCTCTTGCACCAGTTTTTGCTTTTGCAATAGCTTCTTTATTCTCCTCTTGCCACTTAGCAATTTGTGAACGCACTGACATGTCTTCATTGCCACGCTTTTTGAAGTCTTCCATCATGTCATTCATGTCCTCACCCATTTTCTTAATCATGGCCATTGCACCGCTATTAGGGTCTGCAATTGCACGTAACTCTTCAATGGCTAAGTCCTTGAACTTTTCACTGAACTCTTTGAACTCTTTTGCAGAGGCTCTTGTGTTCATTGCTTTGTCCGTTTGCTTACGAATGGTCACGAGCAATTTCTTGCGCTCGTCCAAGTCGTCGTCATCATCGTCATCATCCGGGTCGCCGTCTGACTTGTATGATGCACCAATAAATTGGTGAGTTTGGTGTGGGAAATTCCTGTTCTGCATTTTTGGCAGGGTCCCACGATTGAAAACTAAAATTTTCTTTTTCATGTTTTTTACTTGTTTAAATTTTTGATTAAATATTTGTAGTCTACCTTGGCTTTTACCGGCTTGTTAACTGTCTTGAGTGGTTTCACGATTTGTTTAACCGGCTCTTGCCTTGTTGCAAGTGATATATTCCTGGTAATTATTTTACGTGCCTCAAGCTGCTTGCTTTTTGGCAATGATAGTATAAACTCTTCTGTATCTTCCTGGAGATACTCTGGCTCTTCGTGAGCCCTTATTGCAAATGTTGCTTCGTCTGATGGAATGGCTACAGCTGATATTTCAAGAAGCCTTGCTTCAAGAATAACCATTGAGTCATCCTTGTCGTCCCACTCTAACTTATCCCACAAGAAACGAAAGCCTATTGAGAAGTTGTTGATGGTACCTGACTTCAATTGTGTAAGCAAGTCATTTGCCCATTGCACATCATCTAGGGGCTTTGTGCGGAAGTATAACCCTGTTTCATCTTCACGTAACTCTTCAAATAAGCCACAAGCCTTACCATGTTCATCTCTAAACTTAATTTGGTATGGGCTATCTGACCCTGGGCCATTCTCTTTTATTGATTTGCTGTATGCGCCTTTGACTACCTTCTCCCCATGGCTATTTCGTTGGCCCCATATAACACCATAACCCTCGACAATACGTTTGTCAAGATTTGAAGAGCGCTCCGTTATAACCACATTGTTGTAAGCAATTGGCGGCGCATTCTTGCGAAGCTGTTCAATATGTTTATTTCTTGTCTTCATTTTTAGTAGTATTAGGTGTTATTGGTTCAGCCGGTGTACCGTAAGGCATTTCAAAAAAGTATAACTCTCTCCACGCTTCATTTATTTGCGTTTCACTCATAAGCTCCATAGCTCTTCCATAAGTGATTAAATTGGCTCTAAATTCTGCCATAACTGCTTCTCCGAGGATTTTACGGGCTTCATTCATGGCTTTTAGCCCTTCTTGAAGCACTGCGAGGTGAGAGAAGTCGATTATGTATGTAACGCTATCTTTGCTTGACTTAAAGCATTGCTCCAACTGTTGTACATAGTTATCACCATCTGGTATAACAGCGCTAGTATATAGTCCTTTTTGGGCTTCACTTACATTGTTATATATCCCTTTATCACTAATACCTAACAAGAATGGCGGGTAATCAAGTCCCTCTGCTATCGTTATGGTATCATTTTTCTCAAATATGTCCATTTGCATGTCACTAAGAGGAAAAGAGATTGGCTTCCAGTCCATATTCATGTTGGTGATTATGAACCGGCGTTGATTTGCTGACAAACCATACTTATCAAATTCCTGATGCAGTCTCTCGATAGCTGCTGGGTCCATTTCGCCAATATCGCTTATTTCATCCTTAACAGCACTTGTTAGTATACCCATTGGCTTATTCATTAGCTTGCCTCTTGACTGGTAGTTGATAATCAAGTTATCAATCTGGTGTTTAAGAGGTACAAGTCTTGAAACTGGTAGAATTATGCCTGTTGCACATGGCGTACTGTCGGTGAATATGTAAATATCATTCTTATCAATCTCTTTGCCACAATATCTGATTGTCTTGATAGCTGATAGTATGTTTTTGCGCTTGAAAGGCTCCCATTTGTATTCCCACTCAATATCTACCTCATCATTTGGTAACGCCCAAATAGATGACAATTGCCCACCAGCCATTATTTTGAGACATACACTCCAACCATACGCCTGCATTTGAGCGTAGTTTTGCATTTTGAATTGATACCCTGTCTGTATGAAATTTGGCTTATCTATTATATCCTGGTATTGCTTGTACAACCCTTTAACCGGCTTGCCATCTCGCATTGCTTTTATAACGCCACTACAGAATGCCCGCGCTTTCTTGTTGATGATATATGGCACCGCAGGACAGTTTTCAAGAGCTCTTGTTATATTTGCTGGGTTGGTTAACTCGTGATATACAGGTTCAGCATTTTGTAGTATTGCCTTGTTGCCAACATAGTTTTGAATACTGTAGGGGTTTCCCGAATATGGCAAGTGACCACGTTCTTGTAGAACGGGAGCTGTTTCGCGATTACCACTGAATATTCTTGTGAGCCAGTTTGCCATTTAAGTACAATAATAAGTAAGGTTTTTCACATAGTTATGTCTTTAGCGAAACTTTAACATCAAACTATTTCTGAAAACAAGCTTTCTCCCTATTTACCCAAGAATCCAGGGTTTTCCAGATTTCTGGGTTTTCCCATTTTTTGCTTTCTGCATACCGGACGACAGTGGCCGGGGGCCAAGCCAAAACCCGCTTAACCCCTTATTAGCTAAAAGTGTTGGTAACTTGTTTAAAAATCAATCAAATAAAATCAAATAAATATTATCAAGTATCAATATTATTGATTATATTTGTATATAAAATAAAATTAAAAAATCATGAAAAACCCAAAATTAGAAATTATTAACAAACTGGTTGAAATTAACAAATTGTTAAATGAGTGTGAAGATATTTATATGGAAAGTGAACTTGATAGCAATTTTTTTGCTAATAGAGTTGATATGTTAAAATTCGAAATATTTGATGAAATTGAAAATTTGGACAAACAATAATTAACAATTCATTAGTACTAACAAATCACTAACATTCAACTGTTAGTGACTTGTTGTGGACTGGACTGAACCGGTTCACCACCTCGAAAAAATTTTCGGGGATTTTTTCGTGACCATTTTTGAGTGGGTTTTTCAACTGGGTTCATATATTAATTTTCATCATATGTTATAACAAAAAAAAGGTCATGACTTGTTGTCATGACCTTTTGTCTTATTTCTTTTTGTTAGTTGTTTTTTCAACCACTTCAACTTTTTTTGTTTTAGGTTCAATAGGTTTAACATCTACTTTGACATTGTTAGTAACTTGTGGATATAACTCCATTAACTTGTCATTGGCGATTTTTGTTAGGCCATATTTAGAAAAGTACCATGCGACATTATTGTAGGAAATTTTTGTAATTTCACTTACTTGCTTCGCCTTATAACCTTGTTTCGCCAACTCCATACATATCACATGTTGTGGAACCTTAGGTGCGGTTGGCGTTGGTAAATTGTTAGTAACTTCTTGGTTATTAACTTTTGTCTTGTTTTGAACTTTTGATGTTGTTGTCATTTTGTTTGTTTTTTTTGTTGTTATTGAATAAAATTTGTTTTGAACAGGTACAACCTATTCCTATATGTCAAAGAACTATTTCTACTACAAATATAGTTCAAAATATTGAATTATTAATATCTTATTTGTTAATGAATTGTTATTGTCAACAGTTCAATTTATATATAATTCAATATTTCAAAGACCTTATTTCTAATACAAATATACAACTTTATTTGATATTTGTATCAAGTCATTTGTTAATGAATTGTTATTGTCAAAGTGTCTAATCAAGAACTGTGCCACTTGCAAATCAATAACACTTGTTTGAAATGAACTGTTTGTGTGTGGATGTGGTTGGGTAGAAATAAAAATTTTCCTTTTGACCATAGGAGCTTAAATTTGCTCAGTGGGATTTCAAACTGTAATTCCTGGGCGGTTTTGACTTTAAATGAAAATGGGCCCACTTGGGACCCACTCTCTCGCATACTAACCAAACTTATTTTGTTGTGATTAAATTTATTTCCTCGTGAACCCAAACTACTATCTCATAGTCCATAAAACCTAAACGGTTCAAGGCATCTCTCAAGGTCTCTCTCTCATACATGACATTTGTGTCAATATGAACCACTTTGAGTTTAGACTGGGCATTTATTAGTGTTACTTTGATTGTGTATATTACCATATGTGTTGAATTGTTTTGAATATTAATATTACTACCAATGCGAGTAAACCTGGTAGGTACAGGATAATTAGTGAATCGTTTTGTTCGTTATTGTTATTCATTGTCTATTTGTTGGTTTAAAAATTCCATAAAATCATCATATAACTGTGAGTGCATTGGTAATTCAATTGTTTTATCGTGATAGGTGATTTCAAGTGGCATAAACTGGAAACCTTCTTGTTCTTTAAAACCTTCTAAGTCCGCCATACATTGGGTATCAAACCATAATTTAAAATCTATTAAGTCTCTTTTCACCTTGGACTCTTCAAGTATTATATTGGTCTTCCACTCAACTACATTGTCAATGCGGGTGAATAGTGATAGGGTACCATCTTGTTTCCTAAACTCCTCTGTGAGTACAGGGTCAATCTTTTGGTAGTTCATATCCGCATTTAATCCAAATTGGAAGTTAATGCCTTGTACCTCATTGTTGTCATCCACAAATAGGTATACTATCCTATCTTGGTGTTCTTGTACGATTTTTTGTAAATTCATGTTGTTATTTGTTTTAATGATTAATAATATATAAATATACTAAACATATTATTTGGTTTATTCGTTGACCATAGTTAAGAAATTGTTAATGAAATGTCATATAATCATATATAAACACACACATGTGATATAGTCATTTTTATTGACTTATTTTACACTTTGTTACACTTTCACATAGCAATAACAATTGAGGCGCTTGCGATGTGAACAGTTAACGAGTTGGCGTGGATGGAATTTAAAATTTTTTTTCAAGGCTCCTTTTAGGCAAATTGCTGAGTTGAATTTTGGTCTTCATTTCGGCTGCGATTTTAGCTTCTAAGTAGTTAGGCTTACTTACTGTCTAAAAGCTCGAAAATGAGGCCTTTAAACGCGTTTTAAGCTAGATTATTTTTATTTACTAAACTATCTGTATAACAGGCATACCTACCGGAGTCACACAAGTGGTCATTACCGTCTATTGGCTCGTTCGTGGTTATCTCTTTACCTGTTATAGCATCAGTTACTGTCACATACTTGTAGTTGATTATTTCCTTCTCATAGTTCTTGCCTTTATAGAAGCACTCATACTCCCGCATCTTTGATACACCTGCGACACGACTACCTGAGCCCTTCTTGGCTTGTTTGACCGGCAATCCACGCTTTCTCAACTGAAGTATCATCTCTGGGTCGTGGTCGGCATATATAGGTTGGCTCAAGTCCCACCCATTCTGCAAGAACACATTCTTAATGAAGCTGGCGATTGGCGTGCCTGGGCTTTGCTCTTCCATCTCCTTACCAGATAGGTAGCAACACTCCAGGAAATAACGCTGGCGACCTATGACACCCATCTTCACTATGGCTGTCTTGTCATTCGTATACCCGAAGTCAATACCCCACACGTACCGGTCACACTTAGGCATAGCATCTATTTTCTTGAAGTGCCCTAAGATAAGTCCAGTTACCATACCAGTCTCACCGCGAGCGTACACCCGGTGGAGTTCAGGGTCCGTCATGGACTCATACATGTCGTGAGTCTCTTGAGGCAGAAAGGGATTATGTCTGTGGTCAACTTGAATATACAACCACTTGCCATTATACTGTGGCTCACCTCCACCAATCAGGTTGGCGTGTACCCAGAATGGTGCTGTCGGGTTATAATCCAGGATTGTGAGCTTTCTGGTTTTTCTCTCTAACTGCCAAAACATCTTGTATGCCTGGGAGTTGGCCTCATTCATGAATAAGTAGTCACGCTCAGACCCCCTTGCATCAAGTTCATCCTTAAATGATTTGAACTCCAAGATGGAACCATTTGGGAAGTAGTACGTAGTCTCAGCCTTGTTGAAGTGGACCCCGTACTTAGCAATATATGGCAAGACATATCTGTCAAAAGCCACCAAGGCTCCACGCTTAAGGTTTGGTAAATCCTGGCCGGTGACTGTGGCTATCTGCTTATCATGCTTCAAACATTCTACAGCTAAGTACTGTAGGGCTGTCACAGTTTTGCCGGCATCGCCGCCGCCTTGCAGTATGACTATTGGCTTATCGTTGTCCTGGAGTTCCAGGAATAAATCACTCGTTTGCACTTTTCTTGATTTTAGCGGTGGTTGATGATATTTCTATTTGAAGTGGTTCTGGCTTGGCTGGTGTTAGTGAGGCTGTTTTAGCATCTGCTCCAATCATCTTGGCTAGTTTGTCAAGAGCATTGACTTTGTCATAAAATTTCATTTTCTTGTTTTTACCAATAAATTTGCCGGTTTTGGGCTCGTACACTTCCAACACAGAAAAGCTTGCTATAGATGCTGCAGTGACGTCATCAATGTTCTTTGGGTCAAGTACTTCACCCGTTTCTGGGTCAAACACCTTGCGGACGTCACTAAAACCAATTTTGGCATACTCCCGGGCTATGTCAAGTGCACTGATGCCAAGCTGGAAAGCAATGTCATCTTGGAGGTCTCTGATTAATTCAAAAATTCTTGGCCTTCGTAGGAGTTCGCTCCCGATTGAGCTTGCCACTGAGTCACTCTTTGGATTGTAGCCAGCAGCCTTAACAGCATTGGCTAAATGCCCACCATTTTGAACAAAGGATATTGCAAATAGTTTTTCCCTATTCAATATTTTATACTCCTTTCCGTTGTGGACATATGGTATAAGCTCACCGTCTATTTTACCGTTGTTTCCCATTGTTTTACTTTTTTACAATATTACGAATATTTCTTCACAATTGCTTTCACAGCCGCTAATAAATTATTTTGTGTTCTATCTTTACCTTCAATTCTCTTAATAACATCTTCATCAAGTGTACCTCTTGCTACAAGTCTCATATTTGTTACAGTACTTATAACTCCTGACCTGTGTATGCGTTTAATGGCTTGTAGGTATAACTCTAAGCTCCAGGGACAACCGAACCACAATATAAATTGTCCACCAAACTGTAGATTTAATCCATGACCAGCTGACGCAGGATGAGCCACCATTACTGGTATCTTACCATCATTCCAATCTTTTATAGCTATATATCTGACAAGGAAAGGTTGAAACAAGCATTTCCAAAAGCCAGAGAATTAAAAACACCACAAGATATTAAAGATTGGAATGATGGTAAGATACCAGTAATG